ACGTTATCAAGGGCCTTAATGGGGGGCGATGAGAATAGCGGGCAGGACATGGGTATGCTTGTTTATCACGCCGATAAAATCAGGGCTGTTACCGGGGCGCACGTTTGTTTCGTCCACCATAGCGGCAAGGATGAGGCTAAAGGTGCAAGAGGCCACTCAAGTTTGCGGGCTGCGGTTGATACAGAAATAGAAGTTTCTCGGGCAGATGGGGAAGAATTTTCTACCGTTAAAATTGTCAAGCAACGGGACATGGAAATGGGCGAGGACTTGTATTTTGGTCTTAAGGGGGTGAACCTTGGCCAGAACCAATATGGGGAAGATGTCTTTAGTTGCGTGGTTGAAAATCTGGACGAGCCAATCAAAAAAGAACGCACCGTTACACTTAATCCGGTCCAAACATTTATTTATGACGCGCTTATTGAGGCCATTATTAGAGATGGTAAAGAGCGCAATATTTACTCCGGACAGCCCCAAATACGCTGCGTTAGCTATGACGATTTGCGTCTTGTTATGGAAGAACGTGGCTTCAAAGAAATGATGGCAACTGAGAAAAAGACGACTGCGGAGCAGGTAAAATCCGCTACCCAAACCGCCCGCCTTGCCCTTAAGAAGGCCCAAAAAATCAACTTTGATAGAGGGTTTATCTGGCCAGTATATCAAGAGGATAATGATGCAAAATAAGAACGAAAAGGGTACGAGGTATGAAGGTATGGAAGGTATGAAATGCTCCGGACATACTTACATACCTGGTATGTGGAGTGGTAAATGCCCTTTAGGGCATACCACAACATACCGGGTAGCGTCAACGCTGAAAAATACTAAAAACAGGTATGAAGGTATGATTGGAGTTTGAATGAGAAACATAATTAAGGAAAATAAGATTGGATGGCCTATGTCGGATAATATCACGCCAGATCAATATTACATAAATCAATGGCTGGATAAGCTCGACACGAAGGCTTGCGAGGTTGAATCCCGTTGGGGTGTCGGACGGTTGGAACGGCTGGTAAGTTTTGAAATGGCGCAAAAATGGAACCGTCAGATGGAAAGGCTGAACAAGGCTATTTCAGAATCCGATGCTTTTACGCTGCCAGAAATTATTACAGGAACAATTAAAGGGTACGAAGCTATGGAAGCTGATGCGATAGCCCAAGGCCACAAACCCCATGACGCGCCTCTAGCGTGGACAGTGGCCATGCCTAGCGGCAAGACGCTGGCGATTGTCAGGCATGAAAAGGATTTTGCGTTGTTCAAAGATTCGGCACGGGAGTTTGGCGATGTGGTTGTCTGGACCATAGATCAGATAGCCAATATTATTGAAAAGGAGCATACGCTGGTTAATGTCATTAAGCCAGACGCGCCAAAGCGGGAATTGCAGCCGTTTGATTTTACCAAGGGCGACGATATGCCGGAGGAATTTCGATAACCCCGATTATTTTGATGGGGGGGGGAATTATTTTGCACAAAACTGTTGCATGGGTCGTGATTACGTGCATAATGAGGGGAAGGAGAAAATAACATGCAAATCATTATTCAAACAAATGCGGATTTTACCCCTAAGGGCAAACGCACCGCCCGTATTGTTAAAACCGCTATGAATGGCCGCAAAATGCGCCAAGTTATCCGTTGCTATGTTTCCGGCAAAGCTTACATGCAAAAAGAACTTTCGGATTATGCGCTGGTTAATGAATGGTTGGCCGCATAATGGCCCGCCCAACCAAGCACGGCGAACAAACAACCCCCGTAAGGGTGCCTAACTCGCGTCTGGGGAGGTTCTGGCTCTGGCTCTCGCAGGATATCGCCCTACACCCCGCAAAACCAACCAGCGAGGCTGGGGAGGGCAAGGACAGCACAACCACAAGCGCAGAGGCATGAGGAGAGAGATATGGAATGGAAGACGATAGAGGGGTGTAAGGAACCAATCTCGCCATCCCGCGTCCGAAACACTAAACTATCAGAATTACAGCAATGGCCAGAGGAAGACATTAAGCGGTCACTTTCTGTTATTGAAAAGGAAATTAAGGATGGATTGTCCGCCAGACATTGGCTTGAGGGTATTCTTAAATTGAGAGGGGTTAATAATGATTAATAAACACACGCCAACACCTTGGAAAATAGTACATGGGGAATACCCATGTGAGGGTATGATAGAAATAGATACGGCGACAGATAGGGTTGCAAAGGTTTTTTGTGACGACAGTACAGATTATGTAGGTTTAGGAAACGCCGAATTTATTGTTCGTGCTTGCAATTCATATTACGACCTTGTGAGTGCCTTGGAGAAAATATCAATTATTCGACAAGATTCGGGGTCTGTGTCTACTAGGGACTTAGTTAGTGAATGTGTTTCTATATCCAAAAACGCACTTGGAAAAGTTTAAAATGAACTACAAACAAATCCGCCAAGCCGCCCACCTATCCCTATCCGAGATTGCCTCATTCTTGGGCGTAGGAACACGCATGGTGCGTTATTACGAGTCGGGGGATAGAATACCCAGCAAATCCGTTCAGAAGTTATACGCCGCTTTGAGCGCAAAACCAACCAGCGAGGCTGGGGAGGGGGAGAATGGCTAGGTTCCACAAAGTACAGGAAAACGAAACAGGTTGGTCAGACCCGCAATTTCCCCTAATGCGCGGTTACAAAATGGCTTGCTGCGATTGCGGACTGGTTCACGATATGGAGTTTGACATTATTGAAATAACCAAGACATTCAAGGATGGCTCGTTTGAGTTCAAAACCTTGAAGGCCAAGAAATACCGCGTTGCACTCAAAGCCCGCAGGAATAACAGATCAACTGGCCAGATGCGCCGCAAAACAACCACGGAATGAGGCGGTGATGGATTACGATATGATATTTTGGGACAACTTGAGAACCGATCCCATATTCCGCGAAGTTATTAATGGGATCGCCGCCCAACAACCACCAGCGAATTTGTGAAGGAGAGAATATAATGGGATACACAACCGAATTTGAAGGAGTTTTAGAATTTACTTCGCCGCTTACGGCAGAGCAGGAATTATTCATGGGTACATTTTTGGGAGAATTATCTTCCGATGTGCCGGAGGTTGTTCCGTATGAAAAATACAGAGGATATATCCAGTTCGATATTGCGCCCGATAAGTCTGGAATCCAATGGGACGGAAACGAAAAGTTTTACGATGCGGAGTTAGCGGCACAAACCGTTATTCTCACCATGCAAAAGTATTTCCCAGACTTTGGGCTTGAGGGCGAGTTACTAGCGCAAGGCGAAGAAATTGGCGACATTTGGAAACTTGCCATTGTGGATGGGAAAGCGGTGCGCATTGATATTAAATTGGACGGTCACGTTAAATGCCCAGAATGCGACCATGTGTTTAAGGTAACAGGCAATGAGTATGACAATTAGCACAACCACAAGCGCGGAGGGGTGAGATGATCGTAACTTACAGATACCGAGTAAAGGATAAACACGCCGCCCGCGCTTGCATACGGGATTTGGCGGAGGCTTTGGGGTATTACGCAACAGAGCCAGATTATGAAACTGATTCAAAGGTGGCAGAGAAGGCCCTCACCAAACACGCCAAGACGATAGAGGAATGTAAATAGAGTTTGACAAAAGCTTATGAAAACAACATTATAAAACAATGGCGCAGCGTAAAGGACAGACGGGAAACCCCAACGGAAGGCCCAAGGGCACTCCCAATAAGTCTACCATCAACGCACGGGAAGCTATAGCCAGTTTTGTAGAAGGCAACGTAGAGCGCTTGAACGGCTGGCTAGACCGTATTGCGGAAGACGACCCGGATGCCGCTTTCAAGGCGTTTATGAGCGTTGTTGAATATAACATACCGAAGTTAGCCCGCGCCGAAATCCAGCCCCTCGGCGCAGATGGGAAGCCCTCGGACGGCTTTATCGTAAATATCAATCATGTGAAGCCCAAAGATTGCCCCAAGTAATCAACCTAGACCTGCCCGAAAAGATGGCCCAGATATTCGAGGGGCCAGCAGACTATCGCGGCGCATATGGCGGCAGGGGTGCGGCCAAAACAATCGGCTTTGCGAATAAGGCCATTATAGACATTCTGGACCCGTCTACAAAACCTTGGAAATTCCTATGCGGGCGGGAGTTGCAGAAATCGCTTAAGGACAGCGTGTTTTCTGTTATCGCCAGCCAAATACCCATACTTGGCCTGCAAGACGCTTTCGATGTTGGCAAGGAATACATACGCTGCAAAAACGGCAATGAATTTCTATTCTACGGGCTTCGGACAAACATTGCGGAAGTCAAAGGATTGCATGGCGTTCGCAGGACATGGCTGGAAGAGGCGCAAAAGGTATCCGAATCCTCGCTGACCTACCTAATTCCCACAGTCATGCGGGATTTTCCCGATTGCGAATTGTGGGGATCGTGGAACCCGGAAGACGAGGAAGACCCGATACATAACATGTTTGTGACCAACGCGGATGACACGTTCAAGGTTGTTAAGATTAACTGGTATGACAATCCGTGGTTTCCCGAAAGCCTGAACAAGGTCCGGCTGCGTGACCTAAAGAACAATCCGCAGCGTTATGAATGGATATGGGAAGGCTCGTTTAACACCAATACAGATGGCGCGGTATACGGCAAATGGATAGCCAAAATGGAACGGGAAGGCAGGGTTAAGCGCGGGATTTACGACCCGACCTTGCCAGTGTTTACGGCGTGGGATTTAGGATTTTCTGATGATACCGCAGTATGGTGGTTCCAAGTCGCTGGCAATGAAGTTCGCCTGATTGATTATTACGAAAACAACCGCGAGGGGATAAGGCATTATGCGGAAATCCTTTATGGCCGCGAGATTACCGATATTCAATATGGGGAAAATGGCAAGATAACCAAATACACGTTGGGCGCGGTTACAAACGAGCGCAGGGCGGGTTATGCCTATGCCGAGCATTACGTCCCGCATGACGCGGCAAACAAGCTACAGGCTGCGGGCGGCAGGTCTATTGTCCAGCAGTTGTTTGAATTTGGCATAAAATCCACGATCATTCCAGCAACGTCACAACAAAACCAGATCGAGGCGGCAAGACTTACCCTTGATATGGCATGGATTGACCCCGACACCTGCAAGGCAGGATTGCGGGCTTTGCGGAAATACCAGTATCTTTTTGACGAGGAGCGCAACAAGTATCTGGACAAGCCGGACCATGACGCCTACTCACATTCTTGCGATGCTTTCGAAATCATTGCACAAGTTTGGAAATCTGCTAAACTACCACAGCCGCCAGCAACGCCTAAATTCTTAGAGCAAATGACGGTCAATGAGTTATTCTACGGGGAAGAACAACATGGCGGATATGATCGCATCTGAAATATCCTCCACAGTCGCTTTCTGGATCGGCCAGATCGACGCTTATGAGCAAAACTTCCAGCCATGGGAGAAACGCTCCAAAGAGATTATCGACCGCTATCGCGACGAGCGCAAAGGCGCATCCAAGAACAAAGCCCGCTTTAATATTCTTTGGTCCAATGTCCAGACCCTCGCGCCTGCGCTTTATGCCACGCCTCCAATCGTAAACATTGACCGCCGTTTTCAGGACGATGACGATTTGGGGCGATATTCCGCTTTGGTGCTTGAACGCGCTACCATGTATTACGTCAATCATGACCTGTTTGATAACGTCATGCGCCAGATGGTTTTGGACCGCCTGCTATCCGGCAGGGGTACGCCATGGATTCGCTACGTCCCCACGTTCAAGGATGTTGAGCAAATCACCGACGATGCCACCATGCAATCGGATGACGGCAAGGAAGAACCGGAACAAGAATTGTATGCGGAAGACGTTGTTCCTGATTACGTCCATTGGCAAGACTTCGGGCATACATGGGCTAGAACATGGCAGGAAGTGCGCGGCGTATGGCGCAAGGTTTATCTATCCCGCGCTGAACTGGTCAAACGCTTCGGAGAGATTGGCAAAACCATCCAGCTAGACGCCAAGCCCCGCACCGATGACGGCAAAGAGACAGAAGCGGGCAAAAAGGCGACCGTTTACGAAATTTGGGACAAGACCAAGAAAAAAGCCCTTTGGGTTCACCGCGACCATCCGGAAGTTCTGGATGAGCGCGACGATCCCTTGCGTTTGAAGGACTTCTTCCCGTGCCCTAAACCTTTGTACGCCACGCTGACAAACGACAGCCTTATTCCGGTCCCAGACTTTATCCAGTACCAAGACCAAGCCCGCGAACTGGACATGCTTACTGGCCGTATTGATATGATAACCAAGGCTTTGAAGGTTGCCGGGGTTTATGCCGCCAACGCGCAAGGGCTGGACCGCCTGCTATCCGAAGGCGTGGAAAACAAACTAATCCCAGTCGATCAATGGGCCGCGTTTGCTGAAAAAGGCGGGCTTGCGGGCGTGTTTGCGTTGCTCCCCATGCAGGAAATCATGGAAACGCTTATCGGGCTGTATGAAAGCCGCGAGCGCGTCAAGAATGACCTGTACGAAATCACGGGTATTTCCGATGTTATCCGAGGCGCGACCAACGCAGCCGAAACAGCGACCGCGCAACAGCTTAAAGGCCAATACGCCTCGCTTCGCCTAAACCACATGCAAGGCGATGTTTCCCGCATAGCCCGCGATATGGTCCGGATTATGGCCGAAATCATAGCCGAGCATTTTTCCATTGATACGATTAAACAAGTTTCAGGTATCAAGCTGCTAACACAGGCCGAAAAGCAGCCGCTTCAAATGCAGCAACAGCCGCAAATGGGACCGGACGGCCAGCCCATGCCGCCTCCTGAATTACCGGAGGAAATCCAAGAACTGATGGGCCTCCCCACATGGGAGGAAATCGAAGGAATTATCCGTAACGATACGGCGCGTTGTTTCCGTATTGACATCGAGACAGATTCCACTATCAAGACCGACCAAGAGGCCGAAAAAGCGGCCCGCACCGAGTTTCTAAATGCGGCAGGCTCGTTTATTCAACAAATGGCGACGATACAAAACCCCGAATTGCAGCCGCTTCTCATGGAAATGCTGATGTTTGGCGTTCGTGGGTTTAAAGTCTCGCGAGAACTGGAAACAACTTTTGATAGCGTCATTGATAAGATGAAAAAAGCGGCGGAAAACCCGCAGCCACAGCCTGATCCTGCTTTGGAGGCCGAAAAAATGAAGGCCGAAGGAGAAAAAGCAAAAATGGAATTTGAAGGCCAGAAAATGCAGCAAGACAAATATCTGGCAGATCAAAACTTTGCGCTTGAGCAACAAAAGCTTGGCGTTGAAAAAGAAAAGATTAGCGCCGATTTAACCAAAACCCGCATTGATGCCAAAACCAAGGTTTCACCGGATTTGGCCATGACGGACAACGATATGAACGAGGGCGAGGCTCCAATTGCCGTTATCATGGCGCAAATGACCAACGCGCTCGGCATGATCGCCCAAATGCAGCAACAAGGAAATCAGGCGGTTATCGAGGCCATTCAAAATCCGCCGCCTAGACAAGTTATCAGAGACGCCAACGGCAATATAGCAGGGGTACACTAATGGCGACGATTACTGCCGCAGCAGGTGGTGGTAACTGGTCGGCTGGCGGTACATGGGTCGGCGGGGTTGCTCCGACTGCTGCGGACGATGTGCTGCTCACGGCAACATCAGGAAACGTCACCGTCAACGGCACAAGCGGCGCACCGAACCTTTGCCGTGATCTCGACTGTACGGGATATCTAGGCACTCTCTCCCATCCGGCAAATACCTACATCAGAGCTGATGGCTCGATTACGTTCTCGGCAACCATGACCTACACTCGCAACGTGGGGAACTCGACAATCGAGTTGAACGGCACCGGCACACACACGATTGATCCTGCCGGAAAAGCCCTTGCGCGTCTAAGACTGATTAACACGGGGGATTATAGCTTCGTGGCTGGTGCATCGACGGGGCCGATCAATAGCACGGCCGCAGGATCTATCACCTTTAACGGCAACCTTGCGTACAACGGTCAGTCCACATGGACCGCCGGTACGTTCGACATGAACGGTTACAACATCACGTCGGGATCGCAGCTGAACTGTCAGGGCGCAACCTTCCTCTTTAACGATGCAACACTGGGTAACGTGCCATTCACGTTTACAGCCGGAACGATCACCGTCACCGGAAATGTCAGCTGTAACCGTGTTCTCATTTCAGGCAGCGGCGTAAAAGTCATCAACATGGGTTCCGGCACATGGACACTATCCAACACGCTGAACGCAACATGGGACGTGAACGCGGCCACGACGAACCTTACAGTCAACGCACAGACTTCGACGATAAATCCAACGAACACCGGCACAAGCAGCAAAACGTTCAGAGGTGGCGGCCAAACATACTATAACGTAAAGATTGAAGGAGCCGCCAGCGCCGGAATTTACGTCTTCCAAGACAGTAACACCTTCAACGATATCATTCTGGAGCCGTTGGCGAACGTGCGTTTCACGAACGGAACGACAACCACGATCAACACGCCTCCTGCATGGCTTGGCACATCCGGCAACCTCATAACAATTGGCTCGTCTTCCGGTGTGGCTAATGCGACCGTCTCTCTCTCGTCCGGCCAAATGTCGGCGGACTATCTCGATCTTACCCGTATCACCGCAGCCGGAAACGTGCCATTTTATGCGGGGGCCAACTCGACGGACGGCGGCAATAACACAAATTGGATTTTCACCGCTCCCCCCGCCGCTGGGTTCAAATCAGCGTGGGCTAAAAATTCCAATTTTATGATGGGACAAGGGCAATGAAAAAGAACGTAGCTTCTCAATCAATCGGCGCACAGATGGTTGATGCAACCACAGGTGCGGCATTTACCAGCACAACAACTGTTTATGTAACGGGCGATAACGGCACGCAAGCGATCGGCTCGGTCGGCTCTGGCGTATGCACGCACGAGGGCAACGGATATCACAGCTACGCGCCGGCACAGGCCGAGACGAATTACGATCACATCGCTTTCACGTTCATAGGCACCGGCGCGATCCCTGCGACCGTGCAGCTATACACCGACTTCCCGCAGACAGGCGACAGCTTTGCCCGCGTTGGCGCACCGGTCGGCGCATCGATCTCTGCAGATGTCGCCGCGGTTAAAACGCAAACAGCAGCTATTGAAGTGGATACGCAGGACATCCAAACGCGCCTTCCTGCTGCTCTGGTATCGGGGAGAATTGATGCAAGCGTAGGTGCCATGGCAGCCAATACTATAACCGCTGCCGCCGCTGCTGCTGACTTTGGTACGGAAGTCGGCACGGCTGTATGGGCTACCACCACGAGAGTATTGACCGCAGGCACGAACATTGTACTTGCCAAGGGTACGGGCATTACAGGCTTCAATGATATTGCCGCTGCCGATGTTTGGGCGGTTGGGACAAGAGTTCTTACGGCTGGAACCAATATTGTTCTAGCAAAAGGTGTTGGAATAACTGGATTTAACGATCTGGACGCAGCGGGAGTGCGCGGTGCGGTTGGTCTTGCTTCGGCCAACCTTGATACGCAGCTTTCAACAATGGATGGAAAGCTTGATACGATTGTATCAGGGGCTAGTGTTATTATAACCGATCTCGGAACGATAGAAGGTAAGGTTGATATTATTGACGCCAATGTCGATACGATTTTAACAGATGTCGGAAACGTCCCGACAGCGAGCGAAAACGCGGACGCCCTACTTGACCGCGCAAACGGCATTGAAACAGGATACACTCCGCGCCAATCTATGCGGCTTATTTTGTCCGCAACGGCTGCAAAACTTTCCGGTGCTGCTACAACCAATGTTCTTATTCGCGATGTAAACGATACGAAAAACCGCATTGATGCAACTGTGGATGCAGACGGAAATAGAACAGCGGTAACTTTGGACGCGTCATAGATGTTTGGACATAGATATTTTGCAGCCAGATATTTCGCGCAAAGATATTTCCCACAATCTAGCGGAATCACTCCAATTCCTCCGGACGCGGCTGTAGGCGGAGGTTTCGGCGACCATAAAAAATACCGTAAATACCTAGAAAGATTAAACGGTATTACGGCAAAAACCACAATCACGCCGGAATTGATAGAGGCTGCGGAAGCCATCACAGAAATTCCAGTTTCTGCAAAACAGATAACAAAAATAGTCTATGAAAAAAGTGACGTAGATTTTGCAAAACTTGAGGCGGAACTTCAGGCGGTTCAAAACTATATAGACCTTATGCTGGCACATAGCTTTGAAGTGCAGAAAATGATACGCGAGAAGGACGACGAAATGGCGTTGTTGTTGCTTATATGAGTGACTTCTATTATACACAGGATGACGAAGGCGACCTTGTTCCCCATGAATATATTAGAGGGGACTATATTAATAATATAAAAAGCACACTCCCATCTGGCCGATACGTCACGATTGACGGGCTTTTGATAAGAACGGGCAACGCCGCCATACCGTCGAACTACGGCGGCTCTGATAGTTTGGGGCAGGGCGTTCAGGGCGTATTCAATCCTGCCGATGGCAAAACATACGATTCCAAATCAGAATATTACAAGGCTGTAAAAGCAAAGGGGCTTGTAATTGATGACAGCACCACGCCTAAAGCACCTTCCCCGAAACTAAACCCGATTAATTGGGAAAAAGCCATCAAGCAATCCATCAACCAACTTTCTCCAACCCGAAAAGGTAAGAAAAAATGAGCGACCAAACACAAGAAATCGAACAAGAAGCCCCTATCTCTCTTGAAGATGAGCTTCGCAATGCCATGAGCGGCGAAGATGAGGTAGAAGATACGCCGGATGAAGTGGTTGAAAAGCCCGAAACTCCTGTTGAAACACCTGTAACGCCTGTGGTTGAAAAGAGCGATGCGCCCGTTGCCTTGTCCGGTGCCATCAAAGCCAAATGGAACGAGTTGCCCGAGGATGTACGCGCCGAATGGTCAAAGCGCGAAAACGACATTCATCAGATGATGACCCGCCATGATGGGGAATTGCGCCTTGGTCGGGAGATGAAGGAAGTTGTCTCCCCATATATGGCCATCATTCAATCCGAAGGCGGCACTCCTGCCGGAGCCGTAAAAGATTTGCTGAATACGGCCTATGTCCTTCGCACTGGAAGCCCCCAACAAAAAGCCCATCTGTTGCGCCAAGTGGCAGAACAATACGGCGTGGACTTGGGACAGGCCGCGCAACCGCAAGAACAAATCCACCCTGTCATTGCCCAGATGCAACAAGAACTCCAAATGCTCCGCCAACAAGCCAATCCGGAAGTTATTGAAAAGCGGTTGCAGGAGAAAATGGAGTATGCTAATATTCAATCCGAGGTCAGTGCCTTCGCTGCTAACCCGGCCAACAAACACTTTGAACAAGTAAAGCCTATGATGGCTCCATTGCTTGCTTCGGGTCAGGCCAAGGATATGCAAGAGGCGTATGACATGGCTTGTTACGCCAATCCTACTATACGCTCCACGCTACTTGCGGAACAAAACGCCGCACTGGAAGCGAAGCGAAAAGCGGATTTAAAGGCAAAAAAACAGGCGTCCGCTTCGGTCACTGGAAGTCCCGACCTGACTTCACCATCGACAAAAGCTCCCACGAAATCACTAGAAGACGACTTGCGCGACCAAATGCGGGAAGCGCGTGGCGTTATTCAATAACTAGGGGGCGCGGTGTCTCCTAGTATCAAAAATTAGGAGAATATAATGGCTTCACCAAACCTATCGGAGATTGTCACCACGACCCTGCGTAACCGTACGGGCGAACTGGCTGACAACATGCTGAAAAACAACGCCCTTCTGAATCGTCTGAAGAAAAAGGGAAAAGTGCAAACCGTTTCTGGCGGTCGCACAATCGTGCAAGAACTCGAATACGCCGAAAACTCGACGTACAAGCGTTATTCCGGTTATGAAACCCTGAACATTTCCCCCTCGGATGTGTTCACGGCTGCGGAATTTGACTACAAACAGGCAGCGGTTGCTGTTTCCATTTCCGGTCTGGAGCAACTCCAGAACTCCGGCGAGGAAGCAATTATTCCGCTTCTGGCCTCGCGTATCAAAAACGCCCAAAAGACCATGATGAACAACGTAGCGGGCGACTGCTATTCCGATGGTACGGCGGACGGCGGTAAACAAATCGGCGGTCTTCAACTGCTGGTTTCCAAAACGCCAACCACGGGCACGGTCGGCGGTATCGACCGCGCAACATGGACGTTCTGGCGCAACGCTGCAACGGTTTCGGGTACGGCGGCTTCTGCCACCAACATCCAAGACCGTATGAACACGATGGCTATGTCATTGGTTCGCGGTACGGATCGCACGGATTTGATCGTGGCTGACGGTAACTACTACCAGTTTTACCTGAATAGCCTCCAAGCTATCCAGCGTATTACGGACCCTGATATGGCAGGCGCGGGCTTTACCTCGCTCAAGTATTTCGGTCATGGTGGTTCGGCTGACGTTGTTCTGGACGGCGGTGTTGGCGGTTTCTGCCCGACGAACACGATGTACTTCCTGAATACGGATTACATCCACTTCCGTCCCCACGCCCAACGCAACATGGTTCCAATCGGGGATGATCGCTATGCGACCAACCAAGATGCCATGGTTAAACTGATCGGCTTCGCTGGAAACATGACGGTTTCCAACGCTTCCCTTCAGGGCGTTCTGTCACAATCGTAATAGAAGGAAAAATATATTATGGCTTTTACTGTAAACGAAACGACTATCGGTGTTCCGGGCATTACCATCACTGATACGACCGCAAGCCCAGCCGTGCCTTTGGGTACGATTGTGCAGGCGGATGACGAAACGCTTGGTTCGGGTGAATTTATTTACCTGAAGGGCGTATCGTCCACGGCTGTTGGTTCTTGGGTGACTTATTACCAATCCGACTACACGACCACGCTCCTTGCTGCCAATGACATCGGCCAAACAGCCGTTGCTATGTCTGCAAACGTGGCCAACCAATACGGCTGGTATCAAATCAGCGGCAAAGCTGTCGGCAAGGCCCTTACGGGTTACGTTGACAACGCGCTGGTCTATGCCACGGCCACGGCTGGCTCGGTTGACGATGCCGTTGTTGCTGGCGACCGTGTGAAGCTTGCTCGCGGCGCGTCTGCCGTTGGTACGCCTTCCGCTGGTCTGGCATACTTCGAAATCGCTCGCCCATTTATGGATGACGGCAGCGCAAGTTAATAATCTGGGAGAGGGGGATTTACGTCCCCCTTTCTTTTTTCTGCCCTTTTCGCTAGTATGTAAAAAACCATTTCAAGGAGTCCTTATGGAACTAGCGGAAGCACAAGTAATCAAACAAGGTAATAACTACCATGTTCAACACGGCACCGATGCGGGCCTTTATGTTGAATTTTATGTTGAAGCTATCGAAGACCAAGAAGAAACTGTAAAACAGGGCCGACCCATCTATCGCGATGTCGAAATGACATCTATTCGCATTTTGGGCGACAATAAAACGCACGTTGTCCGCCCTGTTGATTTAAAGGGTTCCGGCTCTGCGCCCCCTGATAATATTCGTTGGCCCCATCAATGGGCTGCCTTTAAAAACCAGCAGGTTGTGCCGCAAGTTGGCACCCCGATTACAGAATGGCCGCCTTGCTCCAAATCCCAAGCCATGATGCTTAAAACCCTGAATATCCACACGGTCGAAGCGTTGGCGCAAGTATCCGACACGAACCTTGGCAATATCGGCATGGGTGCGCGGGATTTGCGCGACAAAGCTATTGCCTATCTGGATCAAGCCAAAGACGGGTCTGGTCTGGTTCACTTGCAAGAAGAAAATAAAGAGCTTCGGACCAAAATCGAAGCATTAACAAATCAAATGGCCGCATTTCTGGCAGATAAGCCAAAACGCGGTCGCCCCCCCAAGGAGGTAGACGATGGCGAGGACGCTGCTTGAATTAGTACAAGCTGCCGCAAATGAAATAGGGATTCCGGCCCCTTCACTTCTTTTCGGCTCGCAGAACGACCAAGAAAAACAACTCCTTGCCCTTGCCAACCGCGAGGGGAAGGATTTTGCGTCCATGGCTAATAAAAACGGCGGCTGGCAGGAATTAAGAACGGATTACACGTTCAACACTGAAATTGCATCCGGCTTGACGGGAAACCTAACGGACGGCTCCCCGATTATCACAGGCATTTCCAGCACTGCCGGGCTGGAAGGCGGAAGCATTTGGGGCATTCAGGCAGACGGGATAGATTATCCTTGCTTTATTGTTTCGGTTGATTCTGCCACCCAAATCACAATCAGCAAAAACGCCACAGCAACGCAAACCTCTGATTTGGTCATTGGCAAGCTGGCCTATTCAATGCCTTCGGATTTTGAATATTTCGTACAAAAGACCTTTTGGGACAATCAATATAAGTGGTCGCTAATAGGACCGATTTCGGCGCAGGAAAAGCAGATTTTGCGTTATGGTGTTGTGGCGTCCGGTCCGCGCAATAAGTTTTACATACGCCAGAATAAAATGTGGCTCGATCCCATGCCAGCAAGTTCTTATATTATCGCCTATGATTATTATTCAAATCATTGGTGTCAGTCAGCCATGGGGACAACGCAAAACCTTTGGGCAGAAGACACGGACACTTACAGGCTTGACGAAGACTGCTTTATCCAAGGCATGAAATGGCGCTTCCTTCGTGCCAAGGGTCTGGATTATGCGGAAGAATTGAAAAACTACATGGATGATTGCGAGCGTGTTATGAGCCGCGATGGTGGCAGCTGTGACCTCCCATTGGGCGGCGCAGACTTCGGACAGCAATTCCTTGACGGGGCGAATATCCCAGAAACGAATTTTGGTCAATGATAAAAACCGCACAACGTCAGGTATCCCGCACGGCCTCCTTGCAATCTCCCACAGGGGGATTGAATGCCAAAGACCCGCTTGCAGCAATGGCTCCAACCGAAGCAGTCACTATGGATAACTATTTTCCAGAGCCTTCCCGCGTTATTTCACGAAAAGGTTACGCCAGCCATGCAACTGGCGTAACTGGCGCAGTTAATACATTAGCGTTTTATAATGATGGATCAAACAAGTCCCTTTTTGCCTTTGTCGGCGGAGAGATTTTTGACGTTACAAGCGCGGGCGCGGTAGGCGCTGCCGAAGTCACAGGGCTAACCAATGACAGGTTCCAGACAATCAACATGGGAACCGCTGGCGGTTTCTTTCTTCTTTGCGTTAATGGCGAAGATAAAATGCAGGTTTACAACGGCACTACTTGGTATGCGGACGGTACGACCACGACCGTTACAGGCGTGGATACGGCGGACTGCATCCATATCAACAACTTCAAAAACCGCGTTTGGCTGATTGAAAAAGACACGTTTAACGCTTGGTATCTTCCGGTTTCGTCTATCGGTGGGGCTGCGAACAATCTGGACTTGTCCGGCCTTTTCAAGCTTGGCGGCTATTTAATGGCCATGGCGAACTGGACCATTGACAACGCGGCAGGTATTGATGATTACGCCGCCTTTATAACGTCAGAGGGTGAAGTGGCTTTATATAAAGGCACAGACCCCTCAAGCGCGGCAACGTGGGCTTTGGTCGGTACGTTCCGCATGGGAAAACCATTGGGGCGCAGGTGCTTTTGCAAAGCCGGGGCGGACGTTCTTGTCTTGACAACGGACGGTGCGTTTCCGCTTTCCAAGGCTCTTTTGACGGACAGATCGCAGCTAAACCTTGCAGCGACCGACAAGATTTCAAACCTTATCAATGCCGCCGTTATCCAATATAAATCCAATTTCGGATGGCAGCCGATTATCCATCCCATCGGGAACAAGCTGATTATCAATATCCCCACGGTTGAGGGGCAGGAATCAGAACAATACGTTATGAACACGACCCACGGCGCATGGTGCAAGTTTACGGGCTGGAATAGCTTTTGTTATGAAATACTGGATGATCGCCTTTTTTTTGGCGGCTTGAACGGCGTTTTCGAGGCAGATACAGGCCAATCCGACAACGGCGACAATATAACCGGAGTTGTCCAGCAGGCATTTAGCTATTTCGGGGCAAAGGGTCAGACTAAGAAATTCCAAATGGTAAGACCCATTCTTATCTCGGAAGGCTCGGTTGTTCCTTCTCTTTTAATGAATGTTGATTTTCAGGAAAACAGGACCGTTGCAACGTCTTACACGTTCGGCACGTCCGGCACGGCTTGGGATGTCGGGGATTGGGATATTTCGCCTTGGGTATCCGGCGATAACATTACAGCCAAATGGCAATCGGTTTCCGGTGTCGGTTTTTCAGGCGGCCTTCGTCTGGTTACGGAATTAAGCGACCTTTCCTGCGCTTGGGTATCGACGGATTTTGTTTTTGAGGTTGGCGGGGTTCTTTGAAACTTCTTTATGGTTGCGATGACGGCGTTGCGCGGTGGGTTTCACAGCAAATATTTAACAATCCTGACCAGTTTTCTAATTATAGGGCCATTGGAATTATAGACGGTGAACGCTTGATTTGCGGCGTGGTTTATAGCGATTATCGAGAGCGACCGGACGGAACGCCTCTTACATTAGAAATGTCAATTGCAAGCGTTGACAAACGCTGGGCCAATAGGCATAATCTTAAGGCATTGTTTGCGTACCCCTTCATCCAGCTTGGTCTGGAAAGAGTGCAAACACTTTGTTCTGCAAATGAGGGGGATATTATGAATTTCAACAAAAGATTAGGGTTTAAGCAAGAAGGCATCCACCGTGGATTGTGGCCTATGGACGGCGATGCTGTGTCTTTTTCTATGCTTAAACCAGAATGTAGATGGATTAAATAATGAGTAAATCTTCCCCCAAAACGCCAGCGGCACCTGATCCGGCAAAAACCGCAGCAGCGCAGACGGCAAGCAACAAAGAAACTGCGTTGTGGAGCTCTGCCTTAAATAACGTCAATCAATACACGCCATATGGAAACATGACTTGGACGCTCGGCAACGCTGACCAGACGCCCGGAGCGTCTTCCACGCCAAGCACAACGTCCGGCTCTACCACATCGCAATCAAATTCCGGCATGTATGTAGGCCCTGACGGGCGCGTGTATAGCGGACCGAATGCCTATAACGACTATCTTAAAAACAACAGGAGCGCAGAAACGGCGCAAGGTTCTTCTGTAGGGTGGCCGCAAAGGGACTTATCGACCATAGAGGGCTTTAAACCCTTAGGAGGAACCAGCACCGCTTCCCAATCCTCCAGCAGCGCAAATGGCGGAAGTTCGGGCTTTAATGCAAACGGAACGCCGCAATGGACCTCAAGAATTGACCTATCCCCAGATCAACAAGCTATTCTGGATTCGGAAGAGCGCCGCCAGATTGCCATGGGGCTTTTGGGCGAGGATCAAATCGGGCGTATCCGCGATTCTGTTTCCACGCCTTATTCCTATGGCGGTATTGGAAACGAGTTTTCTGCGGAAGATATCGCCACACAACAAAGAAATGCGGAAGCCGCCTATATGGACAGGCTTAACCCGCAATTCCAGCGCGACGAGGAAGCCCTTCGCACCCGCCTTATCAATCAGGGTATCGGCCAAGGATCACAGGCCTATCAGCGCGAAATGGATACATTCAACCAAATGCGTAATGATGCCCGTTCGCAAGCGATTTTAGCCGGACAACAATACGGCTCCACGGCACAACAACAAGCCTTGCAAAGACGCAATCAGGGCATTCAGGAATATGACGCTCAAAGAAACGCGCCGTTGAATGAATATATCGGACTTACTTCCGGAACAAAGGTTACAAACCCGCAGTTTTCTTCTGGCGGTGTCGGGGCAAGCGCACAGCCTGTCGATTATGCAGGATTAGTAAATCAGAATTACCAGAACCAAATGGCGCAATATAACGCCAAGCAAGCAGGTCAGAATAGCACTATGTCGTCCTTGTTCGGTTTGGGTGGATCGTTCCTCGGCGCTGCTGGTTCTGCCGGTGGCTTCGGGTCTTTATTCTCCGATATGCGCTTGAAGCATGGCATTGAATATTACGACGAGAAAGAAGGCCATAAGCGTTACAAATTCCGTTACAACGCAAACCCCGACAAGGAGTTTATCGGCGTTATGGCGCAAGAAGTTATCGAAAAAGACCCGCTGGCCGTCGAAATGTCGGAAGATGGTTATTACATGGTCGATTACGGACGCCTTGGATTTGAAATGGAAGAAGTATAATGGCCGATGCATTGTTTTTCGATCCCAAAAAAGAAGCGGAAGTAAAACGCAGACGCCTTCTTGCCGAACAACTGGCGGCGCAAGGTCAACAAACCGGAACGGAAGTCGTTTCGGGTATTGTCGTGCCTAAATCACCACTGGAAGGCTTGGCGAAGGCTTTGACAACTGGCGTTGCTGGTTATCAGGCAGGACAGGCGGACAGGCTCCAAACCGAGGATGCGGCGGCAAAGCAAAAACTTCTTGCCGAAGCCGTTGGTCAATATGGAACAGACCCGGCAGCCGCTGCCCAGCTTCTCATGCAATCCCCCGCAACGTCCGATGTTGGCATGCAGATGTATATGCAAGACATCAAGCGCAAGCAAGATTTGGAACTGGCACAAGCTGGATATGCGCGAGAGGATGCAAAGTGGGAAAAAGATGCGGCACTGAAGCGTGAGTTGAAGGCTATGGGTTCTGGGGGTGGGGCGATGGTTCCTGAATTTAACCCCGAAACAGGCGGTTATGACATGGTTCCATCTGGTGCGCCTAGAAAACTATCCGCAACGGAACAAAAGGAATTTTACGAGGCCGAGGACACGGTTGCAAGTGCGCCCAATCTATTGGGGGCATTGGAAGAGGCTAAAACGCTTAATAAAACGGCATATTCCGGCGCAATGGCGGATGAAAGGGCTTGGCTTGTCTCTAATGTCGGGAATATTTTCGGCAAAGAAACGCCAGACGCTGATGCAACCGTTAACATGAAAAATGTCGTACAGTCGCAAGCGTTAGAAAATCTGAAAAACATTTTCGGCGGAATGCCGACAGAGGGCGAAAGAAAAATCCTTCTGGAAATGCAAGCTAGCACTGATAAAACGCCTAAGCAGCGTGAGGAAATTCTTAACCGCGCTATGCAAATGGCGCAACGCAGAATTGAAGCTTCCAAGCAGAAAATGCAGGGAATTTCTACTGGAAGTATTTATCAAGGGAATGTTCCGCAAATGCCACAGGCCCCACAACCCCCAGCAAACCGCGACAACATTATTCAGCAACTAAAAGCGCGTGGACGCGATGACGCTTATATTCAACAATTCTTAAGTAAAAACGGGCTGTAATGGCAAAAACCAAGGGCGGCACAATTGGGACACTTGCTCGGCAGTCCATGCAGGGCGCAACATTTGGTTTTGCTGACGAGGCAACCGATGCAATTGCGGCTGTTTTGGCGGGTGCTATAAGCCCTGATTTGACCATTGCAGAAGCCATAAAAGAAGCCCGTAAACTATCAAAAGAAGATTTGGCTAGTGATTGGGAAAATGCTCCTGTGGCCTCGTTTGTAGGACAGGCAGCAGGATCAATTCCATTTGGATTAACAAAGGCGGCGGCAAATGCTGGTAATTGGATTCGCAGTGGCACGGCATTGCAAGGGATCGCTCGTGGTGCAGCGATTGGTGCTGGATATGGAGGGGCTGCTGGGTTGGGCGCGGCGGACGATACGATTGGCGACCGTTTGGGCGGGGCTGCTATTGGTGCAGGCTTCGGTGGCGTTGTCGGTGGTGCAACTGCTCGTCCATTCAAACCATCTGACGATTCCGACGATTTCTCATGTGTACACCTCGGCGGGCCCCGGCTAATTGAAAAAAATAACCCCATGTAACACAAGCAGTGGTTCGACCAGCGAGTTAAGGATCTAAAGCATACACTGCGTAATGAGATAGTAATCATATG